CAAGCCGCCATGTATTTCGGGATTTCTCACAGCAGCTACAGAACTAACAGCCGAGTCGCCTTCCGTTAACATCAAAATACATTTGGTGCGATCTTTGCCAGTTGCATCCATGAGCTTGGGTACTTTGGTACGCAGCACCTTGCGTGCTAGCTTGGCAACATCTGCATCGTCTTTTTTCTGTGTTCTAGCTGCGCAGCGTGCGTAGATGCTGTCGATCCATGTGCTGTTGTCACGAATGATTTTTTTCCAAGTCTTTTCATCCTCACATGCAGCACGAATCCAAGCATCTACTTCTTCATTAATCAGTCGAGTTTTGCTTTGACTGTCAAAGTCCGGCCGATTCATTTTAGTGATGTTGTAGATTAAAAGTCCTTCTAAAATATCACTCCTGTTGGGAACAAGAGATCTGCGCCGACTTTCTTTTGCTAGAGCTTGCAGTAGATTGCTGACAAAATGCTTGCGAAAACTGTCGATGTGGCTGCCACCGTTAAACACTGGTATGTTGTTGACCATGCTGTGTGCATGATCGCCCTGCGCAGTGAAGTTGGGAACAATCACAAACTGACTGCGAAAACCTGCAGATTCCGTTTCAGCTAGTATGCTGAATGTTTCGCGATTGCCAAACAACCCCCGCTCGACATTTTTAACTTTCACAGCATCACCGTTGAATGTGAACTTCACAGCGGGGTTGGCAGCAGCAAGTTCCACTACACGATTGCGCACAAACTCCAAGGGCAGTTCGCAGCAAGCAAACACTCGCTTGCTGAGTTTCCAACTAACACCAGTGCCTGTGCGACCTTGTTTACGAGTTATTTTGGGATCACTTATTTGCAGTGCATCTCCAAATATTTCACTGCCTTCACTGAAGTTTTGTTGAAACCGCTGGCCGTCTCGTGTAATATCAACTCGAAACCATTCACTGCAAAAGTTTACGCCACTGGCCCCAATACCATTCATGCCTGCTGTGTTGGTACGCTCGTCAAAGTTTCGGCCACTCATGAGTTCACTTAGTGCCAGCGTGGCTTTGTGGCATTTGTGTTCAGGGTCCCAATCAATGGGAATGCCTCGGCCATCATCGCTTACAGAAAAAGTCAGTTGTTGCGGATCATAGGTAATGTCAATGCGACTGCCATGCCCGTGCGCAACTACTTCATCCAGGGCATTCTCCCAAATTTCTCTAAGGGTGCTGAACACTGCTGGTACCCATGTGTAGTCTTTGACACACGGGCAATCTGCTGAATAGTTGATAACAGGTTGAGTGTGAGCAGTAGTTTGGCCATAATACATCGATGTGCGTAGTCGCACGTGAGCATACGGGGTGAGCTTCTTAATATCATCTTGGGGCATGAGATCTCCTTAATGCATTGATTATAGCAGTGTGGGTTGCGAAGATCAAGTGCTAAATACATGTGCCGATCGCGATGTTGACCGCATCCACCGGCTCTATAACTGAATAGGAGTTACAGCACATGGGTATTTACACGCATACCAAGTCTCTGTCTACAAGATGGCAGAAATTTCTCAATCAAGTTCACAAAAAATTTGACAACAGGTTCGACTATAGTAACTCAAAATATATTAATGCCAATACCCCAATAACCATTTTGTGTCCTGATCATGGTCCATTTGAAATGATACCTTGGGTCCATTCTGCATCAACTACTGGGTGCCCTGCATGTAGTCAAAGCAATTTCACAGGTTCTCGGCGTTTTACTAAGGAATCATATATAAGGCGTTGTGAAACTGTTCATGGAAACAAATTTAATTATGATAATTCTGAATATAATAATATGAAATCTGAGTTGGTTATTACATGTCCAACACATGGCATCTTCAAGATGATAGCTTGGCTACATTTAAAGAGCAAACATGGATGCCCATCTTGTGGCAATGAAGCTATAGGAAGAGCTCTATCATTCACCAAAGAGAAATTTATACTTGAAGCCCAAAAAGTTCACGGAGACAAATTTAATTACTCTAAAGTGGAAATGTACAATAACACAAATAAGGTTATCATCATTTGCCGTAAGCATGGTGAATTTAAACAGCTAGCTCAAAGCCATTTAGGTGGCGTTGGATGCCCTAAATGTGCAAGTAGTAAAGGGGAAGACGCTATTAGAGCTTTCCTAGATGCAAATAACATAAGATATATAGCACAACACAAATTTCCAGATTGCAAGAGAGTGAGATGCTTGAAGTTTGATTTTTACTTGCCTGATTACCACATTTGCATTGAATATGATGGAGAAGGTCATTTCAGACCCATTAAAATAAAGGATCAGGACAGGGGCAAATTACTATTGAAGTATGCGCAAGAGAATGACCAAATAAAAACCAGTTATTGTAAGATAAAAGGTATTCCCCTGTTAAGAATAGATTATTCTAAAAAGAATCAAATAGCAGAAATACTAACAGAATCGTTACAGTTAGTTTTGAATAAATGAGTATTGGTATTACCTGTCAGTCTTAATAGAAAATCCTAGAGTCTTGCAAGACTCTAGGATGTCGTTTACCAGCTAGTAGCTGAGGTTTATTTTCTATCACCAATGAGGTTCATTAAGTGAACAAAAATATTGATGAAATCCAGGTAAAGAGTAAGTGCTCCAAAAATACTGCTTTTGGCAGCACTGTCAAAACCATAAACTGCACCTTGACTCATGTATTCTTCTTTTAGTTGCTGGCTATCATAAGCCGTTAATCCTGTGAATACCAACACTGCAATGCAACTGATCACAAAACTCATGAGACTGCTTTGCAAGAAGATATTCACAATACCTGCAATAAAGATACCCACAGCACCCATGATTAAAAAACTACCCATGCTGGTTAAATCCTTTTGAGTAGTGTAACCATAAATGCTGGCTGCGGCAAATGTTGCTGCACTGATAAAGAATACCTTGGCAATACTAGTTGTAGTGTAAAGCACAAATATTGTGCTTAAACTAATGCCCATGGACACAGCAAAAAGATAAAATACCGCTGTTGCCATGGGCACGCTGAACTTGTCAATACCAAAACTTAGCACCAAAATAAATGCCAATGGCAAAAGTGCCATGACAATCCACAAGGGTGTTTGCATCATGGGCAAGAGAGCCCAGCTGGCCCAATACGCCACAGCCCCTGTTACTGCAAGAGCCATGGTCATTTTGTTATAAATGCTTACAAGATAAGTCTTTAATCCTTGATCTATTTGTTCTTGTGTGGCAGCAGGGTTGGCTGTTGCGAATGAATTAGGTTCCATGTTTTCCTTTTAATGCTTGCGACTTACAAAGTCATTTAACTGTTGAGCTAGTGCAATAATCTGATGACCTGATGGAAGTGGATTAGCAGTGGGATAAGGAACTTCCGTGCTGGATTCTCGCCGACGTTCAATTTCACAAAGCTGATAATAGGTTTGTTCAGCAGCTTGTCGCTTGCAGTTCCATTCTTCCATTAGCATGTCTTTTGCCATGTTAATCAAGTCATAACGTATTTTGTAACCGTTGTATTCCATGTTAGTCTCCTGTGTGAGTGTGTGTCAGGGGTGATGTGCTGGGCCCCTACCTATTGTATATACAAGACAGCTAATATTGTCAACTAGATTGTCCAGCTTTGTGTATTTGCATGCTGAGATATCTCCACATGAAAGTTGCTGCGGCCAAACTGGTAATCTCACCGTGATCATATGCCGGAGCAACTTCCACACAATCCATGCCTACTAGATTCAACACATGCATGCAGTCGATAAACTCATCAACCCACATGCTAGTTAATCCGCCTATCTCGGGAGTTCCTGTCCCTGGAGCATAAGCAGGGTCTAGGACATCAATGTCCAGGGTAAAATAACAGGGCGTGTCGCCAATACGCTCTAGAATACTAGCAAATAATTCGTAAGGCTGCGCCCTCATGGCTGATCTAGCTGAAATGGTCAAGCCACCTTGAGTGTTCAACCAAAATCTTGTGGGATTGTCTGCAGGACTTCTTACACCAATACTCACTGTTTTTTCAGGATCTATTAGTCCTTCTTCAATGGCATTACGCAACCAAGTGCCATGTCCTTGAGGCTGACTGCCATGACGTTGCCAAGTATCACAATGTGCATCCAAATGCACACACGCTAGACGCGGATAGCGATGATGCATGCCGCGTAAAATACCCAAAGTCACACTGTGGTCACCGCCCATGGCAACTACGTGATGTTCAGCTGCATGCAGTTGCAAAATCAACTGCTGTATTTCAGTCAATGTTACTGCAAGATTGCCTGTACTAAGATTGGCATCGCCAAGATCAGTTAGGTTTTTGGTAACATCAACAGGCCAATCATCACAAACCCCATCAACTAAATGTAAACTGCTATGTCGTATAGCAGCAGGAGCCATGCGTGCACCGGGTCTATGGCTTGTTGCACAATCGCTAGGCAAGCCCACAACCACGAAAGCTGTTTGTGGTTGCTGACTGGTCCAACTGCGCAAAAATGTGCGTATGCCCGGGAAAGTTAAAGTCACTGAATAATACCTGACCTGCGCGGTAAAGCAATAGTGCTGGTGCTTTGATTATAATTGTCTTGCATGGCTTGAGCTGATTTTACCAGCGTGGTGATGTGGGCTCGATTTAAACTGACGTTTTGATCCCAATCAGCCCCTAACACAAACCCCGGTGCCATGCCAATAGCCACTTTTTGTGTTTGTGGATCCATGGTCAAGTCAACTACAAGAGGCTTGGCCAGCGTAACTGTAGTAGCATCTTGCGCATGCAGTTTGCCGATAAGCTCAACTCCACTTTGTAGTTTAATAGATACTATTGAACCAATATCAGTTGGTGCAGTTATTAACATTTTGTTTCCTATCTTATAGGTGGTACATTACCACCAGTTAGTGGTTGGACTATACTTTTATCATATTTTTCGGGCAAATCCCATTGCCTGCCAACATACAATACACCTCG